TCAAAAAGATTACCAAGACTATATTAATAACGATTTTAATCAAATTTACTAAAAATGGCAAAAAGAAAAGCACAAGGTTTAGGTGATACAATAGAAGCTATCACAGAAGCAACAGGAATTAAAAAAGCAGTTGAAATGTTTACAGAAGCTACAGGTATAGATTGTAAATGTGATGAAAGAAAAGTTAAACTAAATAATTTATTCCCTTACAACAGAAATATAAACTGTTTAAACGAATCAGATTATACAAAACTTACAAAGTATTTATCTGCTCAACAAACTACATTAACTGCAATAGAACAACAAGAAGTATCAGATGTTTATTTTAACGTATTTAATTATCGTTTACAGATAAGTTCTTGTGCAAGTTGTTGGAAAGGTAAGCTTGATGAATTAAGACGTGTATATAATGAATATAAATTATAATGGAAATAAACATAATACAACACGAATATTTAAAATCAGTAATATTAAGTCAGTTACTGTTAGAATCAAACGAAAGTTTAATTTTTACAACACAGTACAAGCAACAAATTAAACACAAGATAAATAGTTTAAATAAAGACTTGGAGGAAACAGTAAGAAACGAATTTAAAATAATATACAATACAGACCCTGAAACAACAACTAATATATTAAGAAGCATAGAAGAAATAGTTTCCAAATTGCAAACAAGTACATTAGATGAATTAGTATTTATAAATGCAGTAATAAACAAATACAAAGAAAATAAAGAATGGTTTGAAGAATATGGATATGCAGAATTTTTAAAATTAGACTAATGAAATTAACTTACACATCTTACGGAAAAACATCAACAATAGAAACAGAAAATGATGATATTGATATTGATGAATTGGGGCAAATGCTTTATAATTTATGTTTAACCCAAACTTGGTCTCCAACATTATTAAAACAAATATTTAAAAAGGATGTTACAAATGGCTAAAAAACAATCAGAAAAGTATTCTCCAAAAGAAAATGAAATACAAGCAATGAGATTATGTTGGAAGAATGATTTAGCTTATGTAATACAGCCAGTAAAAAATTCAATTAAATATAATGTTATTAAATTTCAAATATCAAATAATTTAGAATTGCATTTTTTGAAAGATAATAATATAAATGTAGAATTTACAGAATATGAAGCGTCTAAAAAGGTTATGGAATTATACACACAACATTCTAAAAGATTTGGTAAATGAAAGATAGTATAGTAGAATCAGTTATAGAACAATTTAAACAACGTTCTAACGTAGGAATTAATAAATACGGTACTACATTAGATAGAACAGATTTAACACGTTTAGAATGGCTAAATCACGCACAACAAGAAGCAATGGACATGATATTATATTTAGAAAAATTAAAGCAATATGACACGAAGTAAACAATCAGCATTACAAAGAATCCAACGTATAATGAAATTTAATTATAATAGAGGATTAAACTCTGAAAGAGTTAATGAAATATATAGAAAAATTATTAATTTAAAATTAAGCAATCAGAAATGATTGTTTTTTTTATGTTAATTTTTTGTTAAAATGTTTTTTATAAACAAATAATGTTTACATTTGCTTATAACAATTTAAAAAACAAACAAAATGGACAAACTACAAATTTTATTCAAGTTAGAAACTTGCATTTCTATTTTAGAAAACACAGACAATGTTTATGTACGTAAACAATTAGAATTAATTGCTAATGCTTTAGTAAAAGATTGGAATGAATCAGATGCCTATGCTCAACAGATTAGAGAAATATTAAATTATGATGAAACAATGAGTAATTTAGATAATATAAGATTATGAATGAAGCTGCATACTTTACAATACAATCTAAAGTACAGGTTTTAGATAGAGAATTGTTTAAATACATTGGTGAACTAATGTCAGGACAAAGTTTAACATCTGATGACCATTTAAAGATAATGATTGATAGTACAGAAAGAGAAATAAGAATGTATGAATACATTTTTAAATTAATTATTAACGATACAAATAAAAATTAACATGATATTATTATTTGATGCAGATAGTTTGATTTTTGCTAGTTGTCTAAGAAGACAAGAAAACAAAGAAGATGATAAATTTTATACTAATATAGAATTATCTATTCATAAGTTTGAAGAAGGATTTATGAGTATTATAAATCATTTAGAAGATATATATGAAATAGAAAGAGTTTTAGTATTTTCAGGTTCTAAAGGTAATTTTAGAAAATACATATCTCCTAAATATAAAGCTAATAGAATAGGAACTGAATTACCTCCATTATTAAATGAAATGCATAAGTTTGTTAAAGATAATTATGATTCAATAGTTGGACATGGAGTTGAAACAGATGATATGGTAGCAAGATATTGGTATGAATTATCTAAAGAACATGGTAGAGAAAATGTTATGATAATATCTTTAGACAAAGATTATAAGCAATTCCCTGCATTGATTTACAATTATCATTATAATCACAAATGTATTTATGATATTTCAGAATCAGAAGCTATGTATAATTTTTATGAGCAAATGATTATTGGCGATGGAGCAGATAATGTTCAGTATTGTAAAGGTTATGGAAAAAAATATGCTGAAAAGTTATTTAAAGATTGTGATTCACATTATAAATATACCAAAAGAGTTTATGGATTATTTAAACAAATACATAAAGGAAAAGCAAAACAAAGATATATTGAATGCTATAATTTGTTAAAATTAAAGACAAATTAAAATAATTTTTTATATTTACAAAATATTAATTAAAAACAAATAAACAATGAACATTTTAGAAGAAGCAAACAAGATTATTAATACAAGGTCTGAAGAAAAAGAAAGAATGTATGGACCATTCGAAGAAGGTATGGAAAGAGCAGCTGTTATAGCTTCTAATTGCATAGGTAAACATTTAACTACAAGTGATATGTATATGTGTCTTGTAGCTTTAAAGCTATCTAGGCAATCTTATAATCATAAAGAAGACAACCTACTTGATGCGGTAGCTTACTTAGGAAGTTTAAACAATTATTTAACAGAAAAATAAAATGAAAAAAACAGCTATAACATGTGTATTCTCAAATCCTCAATATGCTAAGACTACACCTAGAGGATTAGAATTAATATATTTAAAAGAATTATTAGAAGAAAAAAATAGAGAAGTATTAATATTTGGAAACAAATGTAGAACAAATAAAGATTTAGATTTCTTTATAGATATAAAGAGTATTAAAGATTATGATTTAGATTCTATTATAATTCAATTAGCTCCAGCAAATTTTTTTGGAGGAGTATTTAGTGAATACTCTGTTGATGCAATTAAAAATTTAGCAGACATATATTTAGATAAGAAAGTTAAATTTAATATAATACCAACAGACCCTAGAATTAAGCCAGTAAATCCAGCTTTAATATTTAGTGAAAGATTCGATATGCTAAAAGAATATATAGATATTTGGGATGAGATAATTAAAGAATCAACATATTTATTTCCAGGAAAAAACCTTAATAAATTCTTTGATATGGATATTAAATTTAATGTTTTTAAATTAGATTGGTTTGCTTATATATTTAAGAAAGGAGTTAATTTTTCTGAATTTGTAGATGATAATCAAAAAGAATTTGACGTTATATATTATGGTGATAAAAGAGGTTCACATAGAAATAATAAAATAAAAAAATATATGCCATATTCTACTAAGAATCTTTTATTAGGATATAAAGAACCAAAAATAACTTATGCTACTTTTAAAAATAAAGTAAATCATTCTGAATTATTTGAAGTGTTAAATAAATGTAAAGTTAGTTTGATAATTGGAGATAAAGAACACGAAGACAATGTTACTACTTTTAGATTCTATGAGGCTTTAGCATCAAGTTCATTAGCAGCAATTGATATTAATTTCGATCCTAATAAAGAATTAATTAAAAATGAAAAATTAAGAGAAATTTTATATGTTGATTGTATGAATGACATTAAAAAATTAGTAAATTTGTATTCTGAAGAATTAATATTGTTACAACAATTAGAACTAAAAAGAATATTTAATGAAATTAATTGAAAACAATAGTTATAGTTTTAAATTTGCAGGTGAAATACTTTATTGCAAATTATATAAAATAATAGAAAAAGATGGTGAATTACTTTATTGGTTCACAGATAACAAATATAAATATCCAATTAGAAAAGAAAACATATGTGGCAATTCAAAACAGTAACAGAAGCATTTGAGTATTATTACGAGAAGTTAGATAGTCAAGTAGAACAAAAAGAAACAGGCACTAAAGCATTATACAATCAAATATTCACTATATTAGATACATCTGAAAAGATAGTTAAATCTGAATTTAGAAACTTTAAATTAGATTATGCTGAAAAAGAATGGGAATGGTATTTAAGCGAAGATAGAAGTGCTATTGAAATAGCTAAAGTAGCTAAGATATGGTACAATCATATGGATGAACGTGGCTATGTTAACTCAAACTATGGTTGGCAATGGAGTAGAAACAATCAATTAGAATATGTAATTAAAGAACTTCAGAGGGATAAATATTCTCGTCGTGCATTGATATCTATCTATGACGGTAAAGAACATTCTGATTACTCTAAAGATACTCCTTGCACATTATCAATTCAATTTTATTTTACACCTGATTCAGATAAACTTCACATGACGGTATTAATGAGAAGTAATGATTTATGGTTTGGATTTTGTAATGATGCTTATACATTTTTAAGTTTACATAAATTAGTTTGTAAGTCTTTAAATGTAGAACAAGGATTCTATACTCATTATGCAAATAATCTTCACATATATGAAAGACATTATAATAAAATGTTAAAATAATTTTTAGTTAACAAAAAATGTTTATATTTGTCAAATAATAATTAAAAATAATAAAATGGAACAAAAATTTGAAGACTTAGGATTTTTTATTGAATACCATTCTGATAATGGTAAATTTTTAGGAACTACTTTAATAAAAGAAAATGATAGAAACACTATAGGTTATTATAGCAGATTGGATTTTATTGCAAATGAAGATATTATATTGCAGAACAATAAGAAAATAAAATCTGGGACAAAATATCGTTCTTATATATATCCAATGTGTGGTAAATTAATTAGATAATGTTTTATATATATCATATAAAAGGAATTAAGATAGGATGCACTAATGATTTAAAAAGACGTGTTGAGCAAATACAAGGATATAAAGACTATGAAATACTAGCAACTACTGATAGTATTAAAGAAGCTTCTAAATTAGAAATATATTTTCAAAACAAAATGAATTATAAACAAGATAAAAATTCATACTTACAATTAACTATAAACAAATTAAAAATGAACAAAATGGTACACATTACAGAAAGAACATTAACTTTTAAAGGAACAGGTGACCAAAAATTAACTGGTTATAAATTTCCTTTATTAGTAGAACTATTAAACGGAGAACATATAGAGTTTGATAACAGGACTATAGAATGGATATTAAATAACAATGCAAGTTCTCAACATAATAAAGAAAGATTCGTATATATAGAAGCGTTACTTAATTTCTTAAATGTAAATAAAAATACTGAATTAGAAATATTCAGTAATATTAGAGAATGGGCTAAACAAAAAGGAATATTAGATAAAGGAGATACAAAGACTCAATATATTAAATTACAAGAAGAGTGTGGTGAATTAGCTAAAGCTTTATTAAATAACGATAAAGAAGAAATAATAGATGCTATTGGAGATTGTGTTGTAGTATTAACTAATCTTTCTAAGTTAGCAGGTTATAATATTGAAGACTGTATATTAAGTGCGTATAATGTTATAGCAAAAAGAACAGGTAAAATGGAAAACGGAACATTTATAAAAGACAAATAATGGACATAACAGATAGATTAAAAGAAATTATATTAAAAGAAACTAATATAGATATAAATATAGATAGAAGAGATAGAGAGTTAGTTGAAATGCGAGCTTTATATTACACTATATTAAAAGATATAAATAAGAAATACACATTACAAGAAATAGGAGACTCAGTAAATAAGAATCATGCTACTGTTATATATGGATTAAAAGAATTTAAAAACTTTAGAAGATTCAATAATGACTTAGATGATTTGTATAAAAAAATATATAAATATTTTGATTTACAATATGAAGATGGATATAAAGATAATGACAAATTAGTTTTAGATATATCTGATTTAATGATTCAAAATAATGTTTTAAAAGAAGAAATAGAAACTATAAAAGCTAAACAATTAAAGTTTGATTATAAAATTATAGAAAAGTTAAATAACTTGTTGGACAAAACAAAAGATACAGAACATCACAATGTAATGATAATACGTTTAGAAGCTATATATGATATGAATATGAAAGTAATAGAACATAATAAAAACAATTAAGATGGAAAAATACAAAGTAATTGAATTAATGACTTTAGCATTTGAAGCAGGATTTAAACAAGCAGCAATAGTTGAAGCAGGATTAGAAGGAAAAGAAACAGATATATTAGTAAACTGGATTTATATTAAAAACGTA